GTACGGCCTCAGCTCGTTGGTCTTTCTCCAAGTTTTCGATAAGACGCTCAGCCCCTAGAACCCGAGAGAAATCAACGGGCTGAAGGAAGAACTGTCGTAGCTGGGCGGTCGCCTCGGCTTGGGACTTCAAGAACGTCGCACCTATGTAGGCGCTTAACCCGCCACCCACCACTCCTACCGCTCCAGCGGATATTGCACCTACGGGGCTAGATGCTTGAGACGCAATTACGCCTACGACAATAATCAGAATGAAGCCCGCGGCGGTGGCTATCTGGGTGCTTATGAAGCTTCTCCTTGCCTGGCTGGTCGCTATCTCGTGATAGTAGTCGATCCGGTCTTGCGTTGCAGCCCAAAGCTTCCCGTAGTCGGGCATGCTCTCTTCCAGTCCCTGGGCAACCTGACTCTCGGAGTCTTTGAGGCGAATGAATGATTCGCCTAACTCCTCATTGTCGAATTGGAAACGAATTACGGGCGGCCTCAGGTACGCTCTCGGACGGCCTACAAAGGCGGCAGATATGAGGCATAGTGTGGCTATTAGAAGTGCCACGATGATACGAATTTCGAGTGGGCAGTCAGGTACTAGTAGCCTAAATACCAGATATCCGGTCAGCCCAAAGGCCGTCGTAGCGAGCAGCAGCAACCATGTTCTAGTTGTGTGGCCAGCTTTGTGTGGTGATTTATCCTGCTGCATTGAAGCTTACCTATAAGGTTAGGAAATAAGTTCTTCTTGAATTAATCTAAGGACTCGCACATACTAATTTACATATGAGCAGTACGCTTCAAATCGAATCATTCGGCGAGACCAACCTCAGAGAACGAACTGAGCTTAGTGCAGACTATATACCTGCTTCGTTAGTCTTAGAAGTTAAAAGCAGCGACGGTTATCTCCCAGGTCAATCGATCTACGTAGGTCAATTAGCTCGTGAGGGCTGCGAGAAGGCCGTCATTGCTTCCGTAGCCAACGAGACGACTATCAACCTGGTTCAAGCTCTCAAGCTGCCACACACACGCTATGATCCCGTCGTAGCCGTACTCGGTGATCTCATCCACGTGTACCGAGCTGCCAACGTCAACGGAGCCGTGCCTGAGGATGTCGCATTCAGCGTGCTAGCGACCAGGAGCATCGATCCTGACCAGCAATCGACTTACTACTCAGATTCAGCCGGCAACAGTTCGTTCTGGTACCGCTTCACCTACTACAACGCTGTCACGCTGGAAGAGACAGACCTAGCCGATTCAGTTGCGGTCCGCGGTGACGACTTTGGCCACTATGCTTCCGTATCTGAGATCCGGGTCGAAGCAGGATTTGAGAACGCCTTCAACCTGAAGGACTCCACCGTCGATCAGCAACGCCGTACAGCTGAGACGGAGATCAACGCCTCGCTGAGCGGCGCCTATAACGTTCCATTCAGTCCGGTCCCTGAGATCATCCATACCCTGACCATCCAACTAGCAGCGGCATTGTTGTTGACCAACGCCTACGGCGAAACGACGGGCAACAAACAGAAGCTCAAGGATGCCAGGGCCGCTATTGACGGTTACAAGAACCGATCGTCAGTGCTGACTGACAGCGACGGCACCGCGCTCACCACAGCTGACTCCGTGAGCGGGTATCCAGGTGAACCAAGCGCTGAAGCACCTCGCTACTTCCGTATGAGTGACAGGTTCTAAAGATGTCCGAGATCCGCTTCACCATCCAGGGGGACAAGGAACTGACTGAAAAGCTCCGGAAGTTCGGCGTATCAGTCCTCGATCTCAGTGACTCGATGGATAAAACGGGCGACTACCTGACGCGCTTCTTCTCCGGTGAAGTCTTCGCCTCACGCGGGCAGATCTTCGGCAAGCCGTGGCCGTCTCTCAACGACAACTACGCGGCCTTCAAGGCACGAACCTTTCCAGGCCGGCCACCCCTCATCCGGTCTGGACTCATGAACCGATCGTTCAAGCACAAGTCCACCAAGCTGACTGCCAGCCTGTGGAACGAGGCCGAGTACTTCGACTACCACCAGGAAGGCCGGGGAGTACCGGAACGCGTCATGATGCACGTCGATGAGAAGCGCGAGCGATCGATTATCGGATTCATCTCAGACGACATCAACGGAAAAATGAAGGCTGCCGATGTCTAGTCAGTACGAAGACAACGTCCAGCGAGTGCTTCACCTTATGGAGGACACCTTTGGTGAAACGTTCAAGACGTATTACGACGGCGATCCTGAAGCCATCCCTCTGTTCAATCTGCCGTGCCTCATCGTCACTCAATCGGGGGAAGATACAGAAGAAGCTGCCTTTGGCCAGGATGACGTGACTGATCGACTAACAGTCAAGGTAGTGCTCAACAAGCGTGATGACTGGGACGGTGACAAGGTCAATCCAACTAACATGACGGAGCGCCGCATCCGCGACTTCATTGGAGCCCGCGATCCTATCACTGGCCTATATGACGCTAAGACAGTCAAGGGCGCTCTCAGACTCGACCTCTTAGACGGCGTGACGGCAGTTGCCCCGACGATGAATGTTGAATACGGCATCAACCCTCGTGTTAGTCCTGGCGAAGGATATGCCGATCTTACTGCTGAGGGACACGTCAGCTTTGATATTCAGTACTGCGTCAATACGCCTACTCAAGCATCTTAATAAGCTATGAAAAAGAAACAGGCTATTGTACATTAAAGTTATGACGAAGACTATAAAGACGCCAGACGATACGCCAGAAGAGATAATTCCATCTAAGCGAACATTCTTCCTCCCTTTTGAAGGCAGGACTATTGAAGCGGAAGATCTGGCTGACGTCGATACAAAACTAAATAAAGCGAAAGAATCAGAGGTAGGTGATGGCAACAGCTAGTCCATTTACGGGCCGCCGCGAAGGCATCGGCTTTGGTATCGAGACAACCCCAGGTACCGGAGTCGCTTCACAAGCTTGGATGCAGTGGTTAGACCAAGACATCCAGAACAAGACAACGATTATTGAGAACGAAAGCGCTCTGGGCAGCGTTGAGAAGATCAATGACAGCGCCATTGTGGAACGCTGGGCGGAAGGCAAGATCGGCGGCAAGGTCACCGCTGAGACGTGTGGCTTCCTACTCCTTGGTATCTTCGGAACGGTCGCTGACGGGGTTATCTCTGGCGGTGTCTATCCGCACACCTTTACGGTGAACCAGTCCACCGTCCCGAAGTCTCTGTCTATTACCCGGGTCAACCCGCTCGAGACGCAGAAGTACACCTACGGCACCGTTGAATCACTAGAGATCAGCGCTCAAGCCGGCGGCTGGGTAGAGATGTCTGCAAGCGTCAAAGCGCGTCCTGGTGCGGCGGCTACCGAGACGGTTGCGATCACTACTGAGAAGGAGTTCACCAGCAAGGACATCACGCTCAAGACTGCTGTCGATGTTGCCAGCCTGACGGGGGCTACGGCCATAACCGCTAAGCGAGTCCGCCTACAGCTAGAGCGTAAGGCTGAAGCCTACTTCCCACTCGGCACTGACACGGTCACTGAGTTCATGCGCGGGTCGTTTGAAGCTAAGGGTGAGTTCATCATCCGCTACACCGACACTCAGGTGGAGACGGACTACCTCGCGAACGTGATCAAAGCGATGAGCATCAAGCTCACCAACGGCACGACCACGCTTGAGTTCACCGCTCCACGTGTCCGCTTCCGCGATCTTCAGAAGTCAACGGACAAGGACAATGTGACCACACAGACGGTCCAGTTCTACTGCGAGTTCGACATTGCCACTGGTAAGGCAATCTCAGCTGTGCTAAACAACTTACGGCCTGTCTACTCTTAGCACTTCCATTGATTAAAATGCTGCCTCCTGTTTAAATGAAGGCAGCATTTTTAATTGGAGAACTATTCTATGGCCCTAAATATTGTCGCTAAGCGAAGGATGAGTCTAAAAGGATTCGCGGAAGGTTGGGATGGCTGCTTTCTCATCATCAAGTCCGCAAACGAAACGAGGCGCAAAGGGTGGCTTGCTGCACTTAGTGAAGAAAAAGCAGATGAAGAAACAGCCAGCGATGTCATTCGTGACGCCTGCCTCGAAGTGATCGTAGGCGGCCTGGTCATGAGTACGGGCGAAGACGGCGAGGCAAAAGCAATTGAGTTCACGACGGCAGACGTTCCCGAAGTGGTGGACGCCCTCAACTTCTCCTGGCAGCAGGAGGCAGTCAGCGTTGCAACAGGTAACGACCGTTTAAAAGCGAAGATCTAGAGCAAGTAGACGCGCAGTACCGTGACCTCATAGTTAATGATCTGACGGTGGACATCCCCGAAGAGATCATCAACGAGGTCTTTGCCTTTAGATACAGGGAACGTTTTCACCTCAGCGCGGTCGAGTTTGAGAATGAGCCCTGGGAGGCGGTCTATCAGGCCCAATTGATATGGTCGCTTGATGATGAACGTGTTAAATTGGAAAACATAAGGCAGCAACCAATCTAAATAGGCTGTCCTGAGATTTACCACGTGGCTTCAAATAAAATCAATATCGTTATATCTGCGGAAGACAAAGCATCAAAGCCACTCAGGGCTGTTGCTGATGAGATGGATAACGGGACTAATAGTTCCGGCCGGTTCAGCTCAGCTCTAGGGAACGTCGGGAGAGTGGCCGGCAGCTGCGTCAGCTTCCAGTTTGGCTAGACGGTCGGCAGTGATGCTGACTGGTTTCGCGCTTGCTTCGATGTTTGCAGCCTCTTCGGCAGCCTTAGCGTCCGCAGCGGCTTTGGCGTCAGCCTCAGCTTTTTCTGCTTCTTCGGCCGCAGCTTTATCAGCGGCTTCTTTGTCGGCAGCTTCCTTCTCAGCAGCGGCTTTGGCTGCGTCGTCGGCAGCTTCTAGGCCGTAGGTTGTCAGCTCTTCAGCTGTCAATTCGGCTTTGTGGTCGGCCAGGAACGCTTTTTCTTCGTCGTTCAGGTCGGCTACTTGCTTGGCGCGAATTTCTTCTAACGTCATGTGTTCTCCTTCTTTATGGTTATCACCGTTGCCGGTCTGGTCCGCCTTGACCACCTTGGTAGGTAGGCGAGACGCAGTGATCGGCTTCAGCTTCTTGAATAGTGGGATGTTCGTCAGGGCAGCGCCCGTAATGACGTTGCTGACGAAGCTGTACTCTTGCTCCGGGTCTTCCCACGGATAATCGCGAGGATTGAATTCCGGAGAAATAAACTTCCACTCTCCGTCTTTGATTGCTTGGAGAGCTGCTGGCGTCCACTCTGGGTCGCCGAGAAGTGCAAGACCGTCTTCGCTGGCATAGACCTTTGGAATCCAGCCAGCAGCCTTGTCCCAAGACTCGTGCCCATAGTTGAGTGGGATCTTCGGATCAGCTTCGACAAGGCCGATGCCTTTATCTGCGTTGACTACGAACTGCTTGATGTCTTCTGGAGTGATTTCGAACTCTCCGTGCCACGGCGTCTGCCATGTACCCGTACGGAGGAGCTCGATAGTCTTAGGCGCATTGCCTTGATTATCTGCTTTGATCTTTACTAGGTTGTGAAATGCTTTTATTGCCATACTATTTATTAATGTCTTATGAATGGCAACAATTGTCAATCAATAAATGTAGATTAAAGAACAACGGCACCTTACATGACCGGCTGGGCGGTCAACTTCTTTGCCATTGGCTAGCACGAATAGTCCATCAATAGCGATGGTCTTCCCTATTACGGGTGAGCAGATCTGACACGCACCACTCAATCCGTCCCAAGTCTTTTCCTTGGCTCCGGTTTGATTGGCGTAGTGCTTCAAACCCGTCTGGTACGCATTGACCGGTTCCGTCTGTGCGATCAGCTGAGCCCGTACCGGATTATCGATGACGTTCATGAGTCGCACTGTCGCAAAGTCCGCTGTCTCCCCCAGGGCGATGCTCTTGGCTACAGATTCACGAATGAGTCTGCGTGTCGTCTCGGTGACGTTTGCAACCATCTCGGCTGTCAGCTTTCTGGCTGCTTGCATGATGGCTTCATCCAAGCTGGCGAACTCGAGTGTCGAGTAGCCTATGGGAATGCCGTAGAGCGTCTCCCCTGCCACGGCTCCGGTTGCCACCAGGTCAGTGATGATGTCGATAACCGCTGCTGTCAGCAGGATCTGCTCTTGCTTCCACACTGGATCGTCGTTGTTAGCCACGGGGCCAGCGTCCGCTTTGACGGGCTCAGGCATACGGGACCAGTCCACGTACTGCGTTGCACGGCTAGACAGCTCGTGCAAATATTCAGCAGTGGCCGTCTCTAAAGCCGCCTCCAGGCTAAGTAGCAGCCGGAAGGTATCAGGACTGGCCTTGTAGCTTTCCTGCCACTCCTCCGCGGCGTGAATGGCCACGTGCAGTTGTTCGCGGGCGCTAAGCAACTCTTGACGTGTTGCCATAGAGCTGCCTTGTTATGGATGCGTGAAGCTTCTTGGCCTTTGCGACATCGGCTTCGACGCTATCTTCAGGCAAGTCTCCGTAGTTGATGCCCTTGGTCTTGATCGTCTTGCCGTTGTAGGCGGTGCCGAGATAATCCACCCACTCATCAACGTCAGCCTCTTTGCTCACGTAGGCCAGGGTCAAGTGTGGAAGGTATTCACTAAAGGTCTGAATATGCGGCAAGAGAGTTAGGCGTTCATGTCCGTCGATCAGCTCGGGGGTCTTCTCGATGTGAGCTACGACGGCGAAGCTGTCTGGCGTCTCAAAGTATCCGACATCCTGAATCGTCACATTATTGAGGGACCAGTCCTTGAGAACCATGTCGACCTTGTCCTTCCATACATTGCCGTTCTCTAGCAGTCCATAAAGCAAGGTGACATGCGCTTCTGTCTCTGCCACTGCACCCATCGAATGGTCATGACGAGTAGTCGCGTCAATAAGTTCGCCGTGCAGCTCTTCCGGAACGTGCTTCAGAATAGGGAGCGTCTCAGTGTCGATCATGATGCAGCCAAGATCATTCGGGTCGACATCGGTGCCCTCGTACAAATCCGGAAAGTCCCTAGAGCTGACCTGTGCAGCGACGTGTTTCGTTCGCCTAGAGTCGGCGTCTAGCTTTGGCTTATCAGTGGGTACCTTCACCTTCCGCCCTACATCCTCGCTCCTCTCAGGGAAACCGATCAGGTTGCGAACATGATCCTCATCCTCATCAGAGACAGTCAGGAAGCCGGCGCTCTCAAACTTAGAGACGGTTTCTGCCAGAGCAGAGATGTTTGCCTGGTCGATGTCACTCGTGCCGATGGTCGGATACTTATCGACGTTGTAGTTCAGATCGACGATGGTCTTGACCACGTAGCCGAGCGTGTCAGCAATAAGGTCGTTTACGGCTTGGACTGACTGGTTAAAGAGCTCGTGGTGGTCTTCGCTGGTCGAACGTGAACCTGCACCCCCGCTTGAACCAAGCTCCAGGAACTGAGCCAAGACGTTCTTGGTGATCTGGCGGTCGTGGTGACTAATAGACGGCTGCAGATCCTTGAGCGTTGAGGCCTGCATGTCCATGAAGGTGATCTCTAGGTCTTTAGGATGCGCGATGGACGACTCTTCATTGGCGCGGATGTTCCTGGCAGCAGCCTTAGCGCTATCGATAGTCTTCTGATCCGTCCCCTTTGCGTAGGCGATGTCTACGACACCAAGCGCCTGTCGCTCTGCCCCCACGGCGTCAATTTGGTAGAACTTGTCCACGTAGAACCAGTGCTTGTACGCCGTACGCAGGATGCTGCGGCCTTCATAGTTGTCGCCCTCTTGCTCGTTGGTAAAGACCACGAGCTTCTCAAGAGGAATGGAGACGGCCGTGCCGTTACTGAGCCGTTGAGTAACACCTGGGGTACCGTCCTGGCACTGCCAAGCTTCGATCGTGGTTGGTTTGCGGAAGGCAAGCTTCGTCAGGACCTGGCGCCACTTACCGTCTACTAGCTCAGGTTCAAAGACCATCTCCATGACGCAGAAGCCGAACTCTAGGTGAGTCAGGATCTCTCCTAGGACTTTCTTCCACTTGATGCGCTCGAACAGGTTCCACTTCACCTGGTCGTTAATCTCGATGTCGAGGGCATCGTCAGAGGCTGGCGTCGTAAAGAACTTACTGGACTTGATCGGCAGCTTGACGGCTCGCAGCGAGACACCAACGCTGGCGTCGGAGCGGCGCATTTCGTCCCAGATTTTCAGCGCTTGGCGGCCTGTGAGATTGCGGTTGTACTCTTCACCACTAAGAATGCCATTGAATCTGCTGACACCAGAGTCACCGATTTCAGGAGATGTAACGACTTTATTAGTTTTTGGTTTATCTGCCATCTGGTTATTAATTTAAGCTAAAAGTGACTGCTTAACAAGCCTGAAGTAATTGGTGAGTCGTTGTACTCATCGTGACTGTCTTCATAGTGAAACGGCGCTGGCGTTAGGTTGTAGAAGCAGAGAATCACGGCGTCTGCCTTGTCTGGGGATCTAAAGCCACGCTTCTTGTAGTCAGCTTTGCCCTCGACGCCGCGCCGGCCTTTGGAGTCCATCTTCCACTGGCGGCTCGACAGCTCCATAAGCAGGTCATCGTCTAGGTCCAGTTGAATGGTGTCCATGATCTCCGCCATGTAGAACCAGGCTTCGCTGATCAGGTTGGGGTACTTGTCAGGGTCATCAGCCTTGGCACCAAAGTTGACCGGCACGACCAGGTATCCC